TGAAAAGGCTCCAGCTGGTGCACGCGCTGCATTTGCTATAGCAAGTTCCCCTAGCAAGGGAAAGGTTAGTCACAGGGAAGCTGAAGAATTTGCGGACTTCAGTCGTGGGACCGACGCTGGAATCGATCATTTGGAAGTGGAGGGAGATTTCTCGGAGATTTCTTGGAGTCCAGTCGAGCAAGGCCGTTATTCGTTAACGGGCGACGAGGACTCTAAGAGTGATCCGGGAGTAGTTTTCCAGGGGAAGCCGAAGCTTTGGAAGAAACCAAAGCTTTCCCCTGAATCCAATATCCAGGTACTTCAATCGAGGAGGTGTGTGGTGGAGGCCAATGGAAGTGTGTGCCGGAATAAATCCTGTCCTAGAGAGCATGAAAAGGATATGGTAGAAAGTCTCCGTGAGGAGGCATTAGTTCATCCGGAACTCAAAGAAATTGACCCCCTTTGTTTCTACGCAGTTTGTAAGCAGGTCGACGGTGACCTTGTGCAGTTTGGTTCAGCCGTCTCTACGGCGTATGGCTTTCTGACGGCACGTCATGTGTTGTTTGATAATTCGGGGATGCCTAGATTTTCCCTGGATGAAATGGTTGTGCGTTGTGCGGATGGCTCTGTTTCGAACATAGATCCAAAGACTGTTGTCTGTCCTAGAGCAGAGCAGTTAGCCCAGGGGCAAGAACATGATTTCTGTAAATTCCGTGTCCTAAGTATGGAGTTCAACATGGTGGCTCAAAAGCACCGTGTTTGGATGAGGAAGTACCAAAAAGACGATAAGACGGTTAGAATGCTTCGTTCCCCCCGGGATAATCTGCATGGGTCGCCTATGCCTGTAGTTGAAGTTGGCGGGGTAATATCCGTTGATCATGCTACGGGTGTGGTGCGAAACACGTTGAACACAGTAAAGTCTGACTCGGGGTCTCCGGTGTTTGATGCTGATGGTTATTGCATCGGCATACACCAGGGATCCTTGGTTAAGGCTAGACAAAATGTGTTCCTCCTGTTCTATCCTGTGACAGCCAATCCGTGGTTTTGCCAAACCGAGCCAAAAAACTAGTAGTCCCTCAGTATGATAGTTTGGTCGACGTTTATGATACTGCTTTTGTTATTCGCAGGATCACGAACGGTATACTGGGGGACTACCAACCACCGACCAATGTGGAGTTGATTGAGCTCGTTCAGACGAGTGAGCAAAAGGATGAGCCCGGTCTCGGGATTCCCTTTAATTATGCTCCGGCTGTCTTCAATAGAGATATGCTAGAGAATGATTTTGAGAAGAATGTTCACGCGTATGAGTGGTGCCCGGATGGGAAGTCGTGGGAGTTAGCTGTTGGAGCATTTTCAAAGATCGTGC